TCGAGAAGATCATCTCCGATGCAATCTTTACCGTGGCCGCCGGCGGCGTACTGTCTATCGAAAAAGTAGAGAACGGCCTCATCGTAGAACTGAAGGAACCCAACGACCTGCTCATCGAGGGCCTGAAGGTGACTGGCTCTGCTGCCGTCACCAACACAGACCTCAACAAGACCTACGACGTAATCAAGGTCAACGACCGCCGCATCTTCCTCGAAGGTGCCACCCTCGCAGCGGCCAACACCGACGCTCTGTTGGCCGCTGATGTCGCCGCTCTGAAGCTGACGTTCACCAACGGCGCATATCAGAGCATCGAATCACCCAACAGCATCGACGCTCTGGAAACCGCCATCTCGGTAATGACCTACGCTCAGTTCGTTCCCACCGTCCTCGTGCTGAACCCGATTACCATCAACGCCATCCGTTGCGAGAAGGCCACCGACGGCAACCGCCTCGAAGTTGTCAAGGACATCAATGGCAATCCCGTCATCGGTGGTCTCCGCGTTGTTCCTTACAGCGGTATGCCTGTCGGCAAATACTTCCTCGGCGACATGCAGCGCGGCGCCCAGATCATCGATTACACTCCGCTGACCGCCGAGTGGGCCGATGACGTGAACACCAAGCTCAAGAACCAGGTAGTCCTGCTCGCCCAGGCCGAAGAGATTGTTCCGGTGTTCTGCCCATGGGCGTTCTCCTACGGTAGCATCAGCGCCCTCAAAACCGCCATCAAGAAATCGTAAGCAATGAACTACATTCTGAAAGGCGACCCCAAGGAAGTGGCGAAAGTCCTTCAGGAAAACCGCATCCGTGTTGACAGAGGCGTGATTGAGTTCGCGCCCTGTCAGCCGGACTCGGCTCTTGATGCAGACAGCATCGCCACGCTCCGCGAGGCGTTAGAAGCAAGTGAAAAGTCTTGCCAAGAAATGGCCCAGGGGCATGTAGAACTCGCAGGTGTTACACGAGACGTTATCGCCATCATCGCCGAGAATGGGATAAGCGTTCCCGAAGACCTTGCGGAACGACTTGCCAAGTTCGGTGTCATCGTTCCCAAATCTGAGGAAACCGTTCCCAATACGGACGAAACAGCCGACAATACCGGCGAAAGTGTACCCGAAACCGTTCCCAACGAAGCCGAAGCAGTGGAGGATAACAAGGCCGTGGAAGCCGGAACCGACATGAAGGAAGTAAACCTTGATGATGTCAAGGACGCTCCCGAAGAGGAGGCGAAATCCGAGCCCGCTCCAGCACCCAAGAAAACACGTTCCAAAAAATCAGAGTGATGTTAATCGACGTATCATATTTCACCGAAGGCCCGCGCCACATTCAGAACGCATCTCTTGGCAAACTGCCGAATACAGATGCCGAAGCTGTCAATGCCACAATCAAGGCATACATACGCCATTGGCAACGCCGTTTCCTCAATGGCGTGCTTACGGTAGCGTATGCCCGGGTCGTTGACAATTACCTCAAGCTGATAGACAAAGACCCCGAAACGGAGCCTGAGGCTGATGCAGACATGGTGATTGAGCAGCTCCGCGAGCCGTTCGCAAACTATGTGTTCTACAAGATACTGCGTGATGCCAACACACAGCCTACCATAACGGGTCTTGTGCGGCTCAAATGTGCCAATGAATATGTGGCACCCATACGGCGTCAGGTGAGCGTGTGGAACGAGATGGTGGACATGATACGCGATTTTCATGTGTGGGCGAGAGCCGAAGGATATAGTTCTTGGCTTGGTAATGAAGTTAACCTCGTTACCAAAATCAATTCGCTCAACCTATGAAGAAAAGCCGTGAGATAATTGAGATAATTGGCGATGTGGTCAAGGCTACTGCCGCAGGTTGCAACATCATGGTAACGCACCGAGACGGCATCTCTGAGGCTATTGCGTGTCCCGAAATCAACTACATATTCGGCAACGCCCAGTATGTGAAAGACCGACTGGACGCAATGAGCAAGGCAGTTACCACCAACGACATCAAATTCCCCCTCATCGCATTGTTCTGTCCGTTCAAGGAGCAGCGTGATGTTCCTGACTACTTCTCGAAAGCGACCGTTCAAATTCTGATCGCCTGTTCCACACATAAAGACTGGAGCAACGAGGAGCGTCTTGTGCTGTCATTCCAGAACATTCTCCGGCCAATCTACGAAAGGCTGAAAGCGGAACTGCTGGCCGACGGCCGGATTGATTTCGGCTACAAGGGCCTCATACCACACGAATACTCTGAGAACTACTCTTATGGCCGCTATGGCGCTCACACAGGCACCGGGGATGCTCTGAGTGAGCCCATAGATGCCATAAATATCTCCAACTTAGAATTAAAAATCAAAAATCCCTCATGTAGATAATTATGAGAAAGACAAGAACCTGCACCGGCTCCAACCTCAACACCGGTGTTTCAAAATGTCACCTCGACCCTGAAAAGGTCAAAGGCGCAATCTTAGTTCCTCACGGGGTCAAGCTGCCCGCCGAGTTCACTGCCACCAAGGCCAAGGAACTCTGCCACGCCGACCGCCCGGAACGCATCTATCCGATTCTGCCGTTCGTCGAGTTCGCCAAGAACGGCGGCGAGCCGCAGGTAGCGGCCAACGGCTACGGCCCCTCCCAGATGACGGGTATCAGTGCGCTGACCTATACCTTTACCCTCGACAAGTTCTATCCCGAACTCAACGCCTCGCTTACCAAGACAGCCAACAAGGCATGGGATGCGTACTTCTACGACGAGAAGAACGTCATTTACGGACTCAATGACGGCACCGACACTCTTGCCGGCATACCGATGAGTACCGTCTATTCGACTCCGACACCTCATCCCACATCGTCGGCCGCCGCCACAATGGATGTATCGTTTGCGTTCGAGGACGCACGCTACTACTTCGAGAACATGGATTTCGTTCAGCTCGATTTCGCCATTGTCCGCGCAGTCGTAGGTCTTACCCCGGTAGAACTCGTCAAGGCCGGCACCACCGGCAATGATTACAAGCTGCTGGAGAAAGTAGGCGGTTATGACCTTACCTCCACCTACGGCAAGCTGCTCGCCGACAATGCCAACCTCATCACCGGCGGTGCTTCCGGCGTGACTTACAACGAAAGCACCGAAACACTCACCATCGCCACTACGGGCGGCGTCGTTCCGGCTCTCAAAGCACCGAGCGCACTGTTTGAGGCTGGCATTGAAGGCATCGAGCAGGTATGATCAAGTTCGAGAATGTAACATTCATCAAGTCCGAAGTCCTGAAGATGAAGAAAACGGAGTTTATCTCCAGCCATCTCAACATCTTCTGGAGAGACAAGGACGAGGATACCCGCAGAAAAATGCTCTCGCAGGCATACGACCTTTGCGCCGGGCCTAAGAAAGCCAAGTGACTAACGGGGGCGGGGTGCAAATCTCGCCCCCTTGATTTATCAGACATGAACATCTCAAAGGTAGCAGACATCATTCATAAGATTGCCGACGGGTTTGAGGAGAACGGTATGAAATGTCTCTCCGACCATTCGGGCAATGTCGTTATCGCCGTTCAGGAGCAGATATACAGCGGTCAGAACGGTGCCGGTGAACTGCTGTCTCCCACCTATGACGATGACCCATATTTTGAGGAGGAGGGCTATTGGCATCATAGGAACGCGGCATACAAGGCATGGAAGAGAGAAATAACGCCTCCGCGGGGCAGTTCATTGCTCGGACTGCCTCCACGCCCGGAGAACGTGCCTAACCTCTACATCAACGGCAAATTCTTCTCCGACATACTTGCCGACAGACGGGGCGATGTGCTGCACGTTGACCCGGGCACCGGCGATGGCCCGGCGATTGTGGCCAAGTTCGGGGATGAGATTTTAAACATGGGGCCGTCTGCTGTCGAGTATTTCAACCGGGAGTATCTTCTGCCCTCAATAGTCAAATTTTTCAAAGATTGCGGATACCAATGAGTTGCGACTGCGAACACAAGAAGCTCGGCGGCGAGATTGACCGCATCAGGAAACTCGCCAAGGCATACGCACGGATGGAAGATACCACCGTGGCCATATATAGCAATCCTGACGGGACATACGGCTTTTGTAGTATATCCGTCGAGATTAGTAAACCGATTGTAGAATATATAACTCAGTTCTGATGGCTGGTATAAGAATAACAGACCTCGTCGATCCCGAGGAAATTAGGAAACTCAAAGAACTCGATGCCGAGTTAAGAGCCGTCCTTGACACCTACACCAAGGTTGCCAAGGATTTGGCCCAGGGTCTTGAGGTAGATATTAAGGTTGCCGGCGATATTGACAAGCTGGAGAAGCTATTGACCGTGAAAGGCAAAGAGGCTGTTGAGGTTCAGCAGAAACTCACAGACGTGATGCAGGAGCAGAGTCAGGTTGTCGCCAATACCACCAACACCATCTCCCGGCAGCTGATGGAGCAGGAGCGCGTCAACAAGACCACTCGTGCCGCCTACACCGAGCAGGAACGTGTCAAGAAACTTCTGGACCAGTATCATGACACATACGAAAACCAGATTGATTCGTTAATACGCATCAACCGACAGCTCGAAGAGAACAAGAAGAAGCAGAAGGACAATGAGCAGGCTCTGAAAATGGGCCGGATGTCCGCGTCTGATTTTGCCAAGGCCCAGGCAGAACTCATGGCCTCCACACGCGACCTCACACAGCAGAAGCGCACCCTCAACCAAATAATGACGGCCGAGGAGAAAGCGAACCAGGCTGTGGAAGGCAGCTATGCCCAACTTTCTCAGCAACTCGAACTGTTGAAGAAAGCCTATAAGGAAATGGGCGATGAGTCTAAAGCCTCCGATTTCGGCAAAGAAATGGAGGAAACCATACAGAACCTCGACGCACACCTCAAAGATATGGCGGCTGACATGGGCGAATTTCAGCGTAATGTCGGTAATTATGCAGTAGCTAACAATGACCTCAAGAAGAAATATGATGAACTTGTTGGAACACTTGCGGCTCTCCAATCCGCATACGGTAAAATGTCCGAGGCTGACAAAGCGAGCGCAGAGGGTAAGAAATTGGCTGCAAGCATAAATGAGGTATCTGTCGCTGCAAAAGAAACCAAGAAAACTCTTGATGAGCAGACTGCGGCTGTTGAGGATGCCCGTCGTTCTCTCGGAGAAACCGGTGGCACCACATCCAGTGTCAAACGAGACCTAAAAGAATTGGTGCTGGAAATTGCCAATCTTACCATAGAGTACCAAAATCTATCAGAGGAAGAGAAGAACTCGGCCGAGGGACAGGAACTTGCAGAACATATACGCGATCTTACTGAAAAGGCCGGTGTACTCAAAGATGCCATTGCGGATACCAACGCCGCCATAACTAATGCCGCGTCTGATACTCGTGGATTCGACCAACTTAGCGGAACGATTCAACTTGCCATAGATGGTTTCGGCCTCGCCGCCGGCGCCGCCGAGATGTTGGGTATCAGTGAGGGGGAATTAGCCGAGATTCAAACCAAACTGCAAGCTGCCATCGCTGCCAGCAATGCGATGACAAAGATTCAAAACTCTTTGCAAAAACAGTCTGCCGTGATGCAGGGCGTAGCGAACTTGCAGACAAAGGCCGGAGCCATTGCGATTAAACTCAAGACTGCGGCCGAGGGCAAAGGTGTTGTTACCACAAAACTGCTCACTGCCGCTCAATGGCTGTTCAACAAGGCGTGCTATGCAAATCCTATCGGACTCCTTGTTCTCGCAATTATGGCCTGTATCGCTGCTGTGTACGGGCTAATAAAGGTTTTCAATATCTTCGGAGGCGATAGTGAGGCTCGAAAAAAGAAGTATGAGGACGAGAAAAAGGCTCTTGAAGATTTAAAGAAGAATAATGATAAACTTGTCGATCAGGCAAAAGCCCGTGGCGTTCAGGAACAGGAATTGAGCAACCTTGCCATAGAATGCCGTAAGGCTGAAATGGAACAGGCAGAAAAGGCTTTTGCCGCAGCAAGTGCCGCATACGATGATGATGAGGATGAGTACAAAGAAGCCCTTGACGCTAAATTGCAGGCCACTCAGGACTACTATGCGGCTCTTGAAGACGCTCATAATAATGTTCTCTCCAAAATTGCCGAGGTTGAAGATGCAGCCATCCGTGGATCTATGGGTGAACACGAGTATGCAGTTTATCAGATAGACAAGGCGTATAGGGCTCTACTTGACACTTGCGACACCTACTATCAAAAGCAGATTGATGATTTACAAAATCTCGGTTTGTCTTTGGATGAATACGGCCGTAGAGTTGACGCTATAACAGCAAAGTGGAATGATGAAAAAAGTAAACTTGGCACATGGTATGACTTAAAAACGGCACCTCATACCGAGGTTGTAGAACATCCTGGGGATCCGAGCAATGGCGTGTTGCCATATACTACCACAGAAATAAAAAAAGATGAGCCAAAGGTAGATAAAAAGCGTGTCGATGCTGCAAAGAAAGCTGCCGATGACCTAAAAAAAGAGGTGCAGGCTGGAGAAGATGCGCTACTCAAAATCATAACTGACAGTCTGGAGCGCCAGCGTCAGGCTGAGAATCTTTCTTATAATCGCAAGTTGAAAGAATTACAGGATAGGCTTTCCAAGACCAAAACGACGGAGGTCAAATTGCGCACAGCTCTTAATCAACAGATAGAGGGGCTGACCGCTGAACACAATCGCAAACTTCAGGAGATAGAATTTTCTTTTGCTGAACGTAGGCTCAAAACCGAGGCCGATCTGATTTCCTCTCATCTGTCGTATGCAAAGGAAGGCAGTCAGGAAGAATATGACTGGACTCTCAAAGCGTTGGATAACCAGTATGCCGCCGAGCTTCTGACTATCCAAAAGGCAGAGGCGGCCGAAACCTTAACGAGTGAACAGGCTGAAGAGATGAGGCTCAATATTGAAAGGAAATTTCAAAAACTTCGATTAGACGCTGAAAATGATTTCGCTAAGAAGCAACTTGAAATCATACAGAAAAAGTATGCCGACCAGACTGAGCAGACGAATACTGCTATGATTGTAGAACTCAATGCTCTCAAACAGCAGTATGCTCAAAAGCTCTCCGCCGCGAAAGGCGATGCCGCCGCTCAGGCGCGCCTCAAAGAGCAATTTGAGGAAGAGTCTGCATCTATTCAGGAAAAGTATGCCATACAGACGGCCAAGAGTGCTATTGCTCTGATTGAGGAAGAGCTAAAGACCGAGAACCTCTCTGCCGAGGAACGTGCCAACCTGACACGTCAGTTGGCCCAGGCAAAGGCTCAGCTTGAACAGCAGATGGCCGATGCCGCTATCGCGAATATCGAGCGCGTCAACGAGAAGGACGCCAAGTCCAAGGAGCAGCGCATGAAGAACGCCCAGCAATGGCTACAAGTGGCCGCTGACTCCCTCAACTCCATCAATGAACTTGTCAGCACCATATATGATGCCAAAATCTCGAAGGTCGAGGAAGAGCAGGAAGCCAACACTGAGGCCGGAGAAGCCGAGCAGGAACGTATCTCGCAAATGGTCGAGCAGAATGTGATTACTGAAGAGGAGGGCGAGGCCCGCAAGCGCGCAGCCGAGGACAAGACCGCCAAAAAGAACGAGGAACTTGAAAAGAAGAAAGCCAAACTCAAGGAGAAGCAGGCCAAGTTCGACAAGCTGAACAGCATCGCTCAGGTCGGAATATCAACGGCATTGGCAATCATGAACATGATGGAGTCTGCACCGTGGCCTGTCAATATCGCTATGGCCGCCGTTGCCGGTGCGATGGGAGCCGTGCAGCTGGCTACAATTATTGCCACGCCTCTGCCTAAGTATGCCAAAGGTACGGCCAACCACAAAGGCGGTCCTGCAATCGTCGGTGATGGTGGCGTACCCGAAGTCATCACCTATGGCGGCAATGCGTGGATTACACCAGACAAACCTACTCTCGTTGATCTGCCGGCCGGTGCCGCCGTCATTCCTGATGTGTCAAACCTTGATGAGTCAGAACTGGCCGTGGCCCGGCCTCTGACGCAAGGCGATAATGATGCTCCGAAAGCCTATAACGATGCCAAGGTGCTTGACCGTCTTGACAATCTCATATTCATAAAACAACGTGAATCTCGCACAAGGAGACAGTCTGACATAGACAGTCAGCTTGCGAGTTACTTAATCAGCAAAAGCGTATGAAAACCCGATTAGACGAATTGACCACCGCCGAGTTCATAGACCTCGTGTGCGGCAATAAAGATGCGCTTCTCGGAAAGCACGAGGTGCCGAACCCCTATAAGTTGACCATCGCGCTCCGTAACATAGTCATGGAGTACCGAAGCATCGCCGACCCCGGCGGCAACGCCACTTATCTTCAGCGAGTGGATGCCATAATCAAATCCAGAATTGCCGTTACCGTCTATTCCATGTGCCAGAACCTCGTACTCTTGCAACAGTTCGATAGAGCGAGAGAAGTCCTTATAGCCGCCGGACTCTCTGCCGATGGGTGGAATGACAAGCGCATAGAGACCGAGGTCCATATTCAGCTCCAGAAAGGCAAACGGGCCTTTGAGGAGGCCGATAATGGCGATGAAAGCGCGGAAGTTGAAAAAGAGAGTATCCGCAATGCCTTCAACGGAATGATTGCCGCGATGATGGCCCACTTCAAATTCCAGATAGATGTAGCCAAGATGATGGCGCCGGTATTCGCACATCTTGTGGCCCGGTACCACGCAGAGATGAAAGCAATGAAAAAAGCCATGAAGCCGCACTAATAAATTAGCGTAAAATCATAAATTTGCATAGAGAACAGGCAGACCTAACATCGGTTTGTCTGTTTTTTTATTATCCACTCAAATTATAGAGGGAGTTGTTAGTAACTCATTTCAAATCACGATGAGTTATGAAAAAAGACAACACCCCTTATCAGCACAGTAGGAAACGACTTGCTCGCATAGAGCGCAAGTGCGATACGATACTTGCCCTGCTCCGTCCACGAGCCGAAGAAAAGGAATTAGACCGGACCATAAGCCTCATGCACTTTCAGGCCCGGCGAATGAAAGCCCAGGCCATTAAAGAAGCGCAACGCTTCCGAGAGACCTTTCCATCTCGAAAGCCGCGCCGATGAAGATTGAAAACCTTGTAATATCGAATTATGAATGGCTGTGCGCCAAAGCACGTAGGCTGTGCTATGATGAGTATGATGCCGAGGATCTTGTTGCCGACACCGTTCTCAGGATACTTGAAAGCGGCTCACGGTTCGACACACAACGGGAGTTCCGACCCTGGGCCCAGACTATCATGTATAATCTTAGGTTCACGCAACTGAGCAGAAAGAAGCGCGTCGAGTTCCTGCCGCTGTTAGACTATGACGCGCCTATGGTCCTCACTCCCGAAGAGGAGGTGCAAGCATCCATTGTCCGTGGTGTCATAGAGGAATTGGCCGAAGAGTTCAACAGCGTCCGATGTGTGCAGCTCTTTGTCGATGGTTATACAGTCAGCGAGATAGCCGAGATGATGGACGCACTCCCGGCCACAATCAGGAGCAGGCTCTTTGCCGGACGTAAGCGCATCCGCGAAGCCTTGACACATATTGGCATAAACGTCAGTAAATGTTAAGGTGGTAAAATGGTGATTAAATGGTGGTTATTTAGTTTGCAATATCTGTTTTCGTGCCCTAACTTTACAGGTGTAAGGGAGATACTAAAACACCTTACGAGAACATAAGTCAAACCAATAAAACCCCATAATCATGGAAAAGAAAATCAATTTTAGAGCAAGAGTGATGAAGTACGCATGGCAGCTTTGGCGTGCCACCAAACAGCAGTGGCGCATCTGCATGATAAAAGCCTGGCAGCTCTACCGGCTTGCAAAAGCCATGCGCGAAGGCGTGGTAACATTCTACTATCAGAAAGCCGACGGTTCTATCCGCAAGGCTCTCGGCACCCTCAAAAATCTTCCTGCCGGTGCCACCCTCGGCGGCAAGAAAGTGACCAAGCCCTCCTACAAGACTATGGCCTACTTCGACACCGAGAAGAACTCCTTCCGCTGCTTCAAGATTGAGAACCTCATCTGCACAATCTAATGGAGCTGCTACCTGACAAAGCCTACCATATCACCGTTGCCGGAAAGATTGAAGAAATCCGACCGGCCAACGGTGAGGACTTTGAACTCGAAGAGGTTCAGAGCCGAGTAGAGGGATATATTGAAGTCGTGCGCATCAATGATGAGCAGATTATGATAGTCAACGAGGAAGGCAAATTCGGCAAGCCGTACAATCCCATTGCCTCGGCCATTGCCCAGCTGAGTGGAGCAATAGCCAGTCGGGATTACATCTGTGGCAATGTGGTGCTCTGCCCGTCCTCGATGCTTCGATGATAAAGTTCGCTTTCAGGGCTAACTTCGGCGCATAGTTCACAATAACAGTAAGTTAGAGTGGATTATGCGCTTTTTCAAATTTCAGTTTTTTCGCGGTTTCGGAGCATGGGTACTCTTTTGAGTTACCTTTGCTCCATGCTCACCAAATACTACATAGAGATAGACGGCGTAAAGGCCGAAGTTCCCAAAGGATGCCTCAAGAATTGGGACGAGATAAAGTGTGTCTATAAGCGCTCTGATTTCAGCGGCGTGACTCGTTCATTCACCACACAGTTTGAATTTGTCGGCGAGATGTACGACAGACTCATGGCGCTATATCTGCGCGATGGAGTCAACGCCCGTGCTGCGATTTCACTCTACACCATCACGAATGAATGGGCGTGGGAGGAACAGTTTACTTGCGATCTTGATTTCTCCTCGATAGAGTGGGACAACTACATCGTCAAGATGAACTGCATCGATGACAGCCTCGCCGCCGCTATCAAGGCCAAGAAGAGCACCAAGTTCGAGTTCGTTGTCGGGCAGGATATTCCGGTGGCAAGTTCTCTTGAATATGATAGAATTACTATGAGGAATAGTTGCGCCCATGAGATTATGGGTGATGAGACCGCCAACAATTCCAAAAAAGTTTTGCTGTATCCTGCCAATCTGAAGAGGTTGCCGACATATTTAGTCGGTGATGGTGAAACATACGAAAATAGCCCAGTCCTATTTCAAGACCAAAGCGATGACAGTGGTGCTTGTTTCCTTGAAATTGTAAATACAGCCAAGGATATTGAAATTGACATTGAGATACGAGTGGTTTACCCTGAAAGTTTTGGCGCGACAATAGACAACGCAAAAATCTACTTAATGTCTTTCAATAAAGCCAATAAGGATTATAACGCAAACACTTATACCAATCTCGGAGAATTACTCAACTATACATCAAATAGTGAGTCTCAAAGACAATATTTAGGATTGTTCCCCACATTTGAGGCATTAAAACGCCGTTATCCTACACC